CCGACAGGATCGCGGGCTTGTAGGGGATGTTCTCGAGCGCGCGGGTGAGCTCGACGATGGTGAAGGCATCGCCTTCGAAGATGTCCATGGTGGCCATGAGGATGCCTCCGGGTCAGGGATGGTTGTGGGGTGCGCGGTCAGCGAACGAGGATGCCCGCGGCGAGGAGCGCCGTGTGGGCGGCGGCGATCTCGGGATCGCTGGGCGTGCCGGTGAAGACGAGATCAAAGCGGTTGACGATGGCGGGGCCGCGCACGACCGCGACAGCTGCGGCGTCGCCCGCGCTCGCATCCGCCTTGCCCCAGAGCACGCCGACCGCGGTCTCGGTGCCGTCGGTGGCGTCGGGATCGTGCGCGGCGTATTTGCCCGAGGCCGTAATCTGGCCCAGAACGGTGCCGGGGGAGAGCGTCCCGCTCGCCACGGTGATCGTCTCGCGGGTGTAGTCGCGATGGGCTTCCCAGACGAGGAAGCCGCCGGGGTGCGTGCCTTCGGTCAGCGTGGTCATGGGATCATCCTTTCAGCTTGAAGGTGCGGGCGATGACGTCACCCCACGGGCGGGTCGTGGCGCCGCGACCGGTTTGCGGGTGATGGGGCGTGATCTCCGGCGCTGTCTCGGCGCGGGCGTCCAGCAGCGCGGCGCGCACGGCATCGAGGCCGGCGTCCTCCTCGAGGAAGCGCCCGGCCATCTGCGGCTGGCCCGCCAGGCGACAGAGATCGACGACGGCCCGGGCATGGGCGATGGCCTCGGCGCGGATGGACGCGGGATCCGGACCTGTGGCGGCGTCTGCCGCCGTGCCGTCCGGATCGTGCGCTCCGGGCTGCGGTAGGGCATCGGGCGGCGCCGCGACATCGTTGGCGTCTTCAACGATGTCGGTTGCCGTCTCCGCGCTCTCCGGCTCGGCGGTCTCGACAGCCTCGACCAGTTCAGGGGGCGCGTTTCGGAAGCGCGCGATGTCGAAGCTGGCGGCGATGCGCACGGGCTGAGCGAGCTGCGTGGCGAGGCCCGCCTCCAGCGCCTCGGCGGCCGAGAACCAGGTCTCCGCCGCCATCAGCGCCGCGATCTCGTCCTCGGTCTTGCCGGAGCGGGCCGCGTAGCCGCGCAGCATTCCGGCCGCGATCTTGTCGAGCGTGCCGGCCATGTCGCGCATATCGGCCGCAGTGCCCATCACCAGCCCCGAAGGATCGTGGATCATCAGGAAGGCGTTCTCCGGCATGACGATCTCGTCGCCGGCCATCGCGATGTAGGAGGCCGCCGATGCGGCGATGCCGTCGATCCAGACGGTGATCCTGCCGGCATGCCGGCTGAGGGCATTGTGGATGGCGACGGCATCGAAGACCGACCCGCCGGGACTGTTGATCCGCAGATCGATGGCCGCCTCGTCCGGAAGCGCACCCAGTTCCGCGAGGAAGCCTTTCGCCGAGACGCCATAGGCGCCGATTTCGTCATAGATCAGCACCTCCGCGCCGCTCTCGCGGGCGCGGATCGTGTACCAGCTCTTCATCATGTCACTCCTGTTCGGTCGCGCGGCCCGCTGCCGCCGCATCGTCTTGGCTGTCGCCATCCGCCCCGTTGCCCGGATCGGGCCGCGTCGCCGGGGTCGCGCGGGCGCCCTGCGTCTCGCCCGGGCTGGTGCGGTAGCGGAGTCCGAGCCCCTCGGCGCGCGCCGTGTCCGTGGCATTCTCGCGGTCGACCTCCTCGACATCGTAGCCGGTGGCCTCGACCACCTTGCGCCGCGAGGTGATGCCCGCTTCCATGGCCAGCACCTGCGCCTGGATGTCCTTCAAGGGATCGACCCAGTCCCAGCGGGGCGGGATCCACTGCACCATGCGCGCCCCTGCCGGGTCGGGCAGATCCAGCCGGCCTACGAGCCGCGCGGTCTCCAGCCAGCGCGCCCAGACCGGGCGGCAGAGCTGGTGCGCGATCACCCCGTGCTGGAGCTGCTGCACCCGCCGGCGGAACTCCACGAGCTCCGCGCGCAGGCTCGAATAGTTCGCCTGGCGCACATCGCCGGTGACCAGGTGATAGGGCAGCCCCAGCGAGGCCGACACGCCCAGCAGCGTCCGGTACTGGAACGCCTCGTAGCTGCTGCCGACATCCGCAGGGCTCGAGAACTTCACGTCCTCGCCGGGCAGCAGCACCTGCAGGGTGCCGGGCTCGAGGCTGGCGATGGCCGCGCCGTCGGGGTCTGGCTCCTCCGTGCCCATCATCGGCTCTTCCGGCGCCGTCTTGGTGATGAACCCCGCGAACATCGCCGCGGTCTTCTTCCGGTCGAGTTCCGCGTCATCGTACTGGTCGAGCAGGAACAGCCGCACCATGGCAGGCGCCACATGCGGCAGGCCCCGGATCTGTCCGGCATCGAGCGGGCGGTAGATGTGCAGCACGTCCCCGGCCGGCACGCGCACCGTCTCGGGCACCGCCACGCGCCGGTCCGTGCTGTCGCCGGGATGGGTGCGGCGGAAGTGATAGGCCACCCGACGCCCGATGGCGTCGAACTCGATCCCGCAGCGGATGCGATTGCCGTTGGCCGCCGTCTCGGTCTTCTCGAAGGGCAGCATCTCGGACTGGAGAAGCTGCAGTTGCAGCGGGACCAACAGCCCGTCCTCGGCTCGGCGCGGGCGCAGCCGGACGAAGCACTCGCCCGCTACGAACATCTCGCGCGCAACCATGGCCTGCAGCCCGTAGAAATCGGTCAGCCCGTCCGCGTCCGCCTCGTCGGTCCAGGCGAGCCAGAGCCGCTGGACCCGGTCGCGCTGCGCCGCGTCGTCGATCAGCGACGAGGGCTTGATGCCGTCGCCCACGAGGTTGGCGGCGAAGGCCTCGCAGGCATTGGCGGCATAGCCGTTGGTGACCACCAGCTCGCGGGCGCGGGCCAGCAGCTTGGGGCCGCCCGAGGCGACCAGCGCGTTGACGTTCTCCAGCGGCGGGTTCCAGCCGCGCAACCGGCGCCGGGACATCGCACCTTCGAGCCGCGCGCGCACGCCGGCGGGGCCGCCAGCGGGCCGGCGGCGAAACCGGTCGAACAGCCCCATGGATTCACAGCCCCTTCGTCGTCGTCACGCGCAGTTGCCGCACGATCCGACGCCCTTCGGCCGCAGCAATCTCGCGATCCAGCGCCTCGAGCGCCCTGTCGATCTCCGCCACGCTGCGATACTCGACGGTCTTGCCGTCATAGCTCACCCGCGCCACGCCCGAGGCGCGCTGCGTCGAGAGCGCGTCGCGGCGGGCGCGCAATTCAGACGCCGTGCTCATCGATCACCCCATGTAACTCGACCGCCGCGTCCGCCGCCGGGGCGCCGGACCGCAACGTCCTGCCGCTCCCCGGCTCGCTCCGCGGCGGCGCCGCCGCCAAGGTAGTCGGCGCGCTGCTCTCCCGCGGGCTGATCGCCGAGACGGCGATCGACAGCCAGACCAAGGCCGACGCGGCGCTCAACCGCATCTGGCGCAACGACGAGGACGGCCGCGCCATCCTGCTGCACATCACGGACGCGGGCCTCGCCGCCATCGGAGTCGAGCCGGAAGGCAGCGACAACGCGCCCACGGGCGCCGACGAAGCGCCGATTGCTGAAGCCCCGCAGGACGAACCCGCTGAGCCCGACCCCGCGCCCAAGTCGCGCACACCGCGCACGGGCACGAAGCAGGCGAAACTGATCGAGATGCTCCGCGCCGAGGGCGGCGCGACCATCGACGAGATCGTGGCGGCCACCGGCTGGCAAGCTCACACGGCTAGGGGCGCCATGTCCGGCGCATTGAAAAAGAAGCTCGGCCTGACCATCACCTCCGAGAAGGTCGACGGAAGGGGGCGCTGCTACCGCATCGAGGACGCCTCCTGATGCCGCGTTTCAGGGTCAAGATCACTCGTGAGGTCACCGAAAGCACCTGCGTGACCGTCGAGGCACTCTCCCCGGAGGCGGCGCAAATCGCCGCCTTCGAGGTTCTGGCTGACATGGAAAACGCCGTCTGGACCCTCGATGAAGGTTCGTGGAATGCGGGCGATGCATACATCACGGAAGTCGCCCCCGAGGAGTGACGCGCGGCGTCATCGCCAACATTCGAACAGTCGGCGCAGCAGGTAGCCCCGCGCCAGCGAGACAATGACGAAGGCGAGCCCGATGGTCATGTGCTCCGTGAGCCCTGTCTCGATCCCGAACCACGGGAACACGACGATCTGCGTGGCGATGGCCAGAACGTAGCCGACAACGACATTCGTCGCGGCCTCGATCATCGACATGATCCGGCTCTGCCTCATCGCAGCCCCTCCGGCAAGCTCTCCAGAAACGCCGTCACGAACTCCGCCGCGAGCGGCGGAACGATCGCATTGCCGTAGCCCCGCAGGAGCCCCATCCGGCCGGGTATCCCATCAGCCAGCGGGAATGTTCCGGGCTCAACGGGCCTCCATCGGCCATCGCGGCAGAGGAGCCAGTCCGGATCTCGCCAGACGCCGTCCGTCGCGCGGGTCCCGGCGGGGTCGACGCCTTCGACCAGTCGATCAGCTTCACCGTCCTGCGGCTCGCATCGGTGTTGCCGGCCGCGTTGTACGCTGCCGTCGCTGGCGACCCGGCCATCGCTGTCGGCCATCCCGCCAGCCAGACCTGTCGTCCGAGCAGAGCGTTGATCGGCACCGCCCGACATTCCGACCCGTCCTTGTGATCCCGCGCCGAGGCTGTCGCCCAGCCCGCCCGGGTCCAGGGCGACGGCACCGAAGAACAGCCGCTGGCGGATGTGCGGCGCGCCCGCGCTACAAGCTGGGGAACTACACGCCCCGCAGGCGTAACCCGCTCGCTCCAAGTGTGCAAATACATGGTCGATCCACGCCCATTGAGCCGTTTCTTCAAGTTCTGCATCAGCCTCGTCGATATTTCGGCTGATATAACCGATGAGCGTTTCGGCAGGAGCGCCTCCGCAACCCGCATCACGACCGGCAACCCCCAATCGTTCGCCATCGTATTCAGCGCGTAGAGCACCACCCTCGTGTTTCCCGGCGTATACCCCCAGCCCGCCACAATCTGATCTATGGACGGAGCGTTCCACGCCTTCGGAGAGGTCAAATCGAACGGTATCCCAGTCACTTCGCAACGGCCCGCGTCGATTCGTTCCTGAATGTCTCTCCAGTTCAGCGAAAAGGCCAACCCCTTTTCCTTCGCCCTGCGTTTCGCGTCCGCTGTCAACGCGTGCCCCCTGTGTGTTTGCCGGCGTCGCCTCGCATATTCCCGCCTGCGCTCCACCACGGCGGGCTTCGTCAGCCTCTTCTTCGTGTATGCGTTCTCGCAGTCTTTGCAGACGTGCCGGTAACCACCTTTGTTGTGCTTTCTGAATGAGCCTATCGGCTTCAGCTTTCCGCATTCCCGACATTGCCTTTCCGAGCACTGCAGCGCTCGCGACCTGCTCGCCGAAGACGAACTCCGGGCGGCAGGCGGCGACGAGGCGCAGGAATGCCGGGGCGAGGTGGCGGTCATCGTCCTGTCCCTTCCGTTGCCCAGCCTGGCTGAAGGGCTGGCAGGGCGGCGAGCC